TTTGGCAACTGCAAATGGTTTTTCATAAGCCATACTTGACATAACAAACCACGCTTCACCAACACCTTTCCATAATCCATATACTCCACCAATCATAAATACCTTGCTTTCTATCATTGCCGTATAAGCACTTAAACAACTTTCTTTAACCATACCCAACTTTGAACTTTCTGGAAAATGAAAATTTGTTTCTATCATATCTAAATGCTCTTTCTCAAACTGTATAAATCTAAGCGTCAAATGTATTAGACCTTCTCATAATAGCCAATACTGTCATTGGCAAGGCTTGTGTCTGCCTTATAACAATCTTAGCATCATTATCATACCCTGATGGAAATGATATTTCTTTATCGCCACTAAACAAAGGTACAGCTTGGTCCATGCTCATACTACTATCTCTAAATGGCAACCTATCTAAATTATTAATGTCTGGTCCTATTTCTGCTCCAACTGTTTGAAAGAACCGAGCTGTAACTCCATGTATCCTTTTAATCTTTCCCTGAGCTATACCATCTTCTGCACCAGCTTCCATTCTTAAAGTTTCTACTAATGATGTGTAGTTATAACCAATATGTATTTTAGAGGCACTTCTATCTAACGTAATTGTGCCACCAGACACTGTTTTATCAGCGTGTGCGGCACCATCTGCTAGAATAGTCACAGACACACCTTCTAAATGGTTTAATCCTGTAATAGTCGTTACAGCACTACCATCATAAGTTAACCCACTATCAACAAAAAACGCATCTTCTACATCATCATTAAAATACAATGACTTTAAAAATACAATGTGTCGGACTACCACTGAATTAATAGTTCTTTTAACGCTTAAATAAACCTGATCTTCTGCACCGCTTGGAATAGCAGTTATACTTTCCACAATGCCACTTCCACCTAAACTATGCTCGTGCCATCCTACTGTTGCGTTAGCTCTATCATAAGTTAACCCAATTAATCTGCCATCAGAATGGACAAACCATAATATTAGTTCTGGCTCTTGCTGCCAAACCATGTCAGTTAAGCCACCTCTAGCTAAATGGTCAGCTAAAACTGTTAAATCAACACCTAACAATCCATCAGTATCTAAATCAAAAGTAATCTCTTTTACTTTCTCACCACCTTTTTGAATTATAATTGTACTGTTTCCTGCTCTTAATGGCTTAATATCACCAGTACCAAACGTAGTTTCTCTAAGTACATTAACATTTGTAGGTGTAACTGGCTCAGAACCTGCACCACCAGATAAAGTAAATTCAGAACTAGTTGTTAATAACTGTAAAAATCTAGCAGGTAATAAATGTTTTATTACATTAACTTTATCAGAAGCTATAGTAACATTAATACCATCATCATCATTTATTCCAGGTGTATGATTTTCAAAGTCAGCAGAAACACTACCAAATATTGTTTGAGGTTGTGATGTTGTACTAGCAAAATACAATCGTTCTTCATAAAAGCCTATAGCTCTTGGAAAACCTGTAGTTGCACTAAAACTACCTAATGACCATAAAGTTGTTGCATTACCGCTGCTTACAACACTTGCTGGTAGAAAACCTGTGCTGTTTTTAAATGTAGCAGTAACTATTGTTGCACTTGTGAATCCTGTTATTTTTAAAAAACCTGAACCACTATGTTGAAACTGCCATGTAATAGGTCCATATACTTTTGATCCTGTAAGATGAACTGGCGGAGTGGCACCACTTGTATCTGTGCCTGAATCAGTTTTTTTGTAAACATTGTTTCCAAATCTTATTAAAACATTTTGTGCATAGTCTGTACTAGTTGCCCACTCATCATGTTCCGCTGCTAATATTTCTCTAAATCTTATTAATCTACCAACATCTGTACTTACAAATAAACTAGCTGAAGCTGTAACTGTTACTGAGCCTGTGTTAGCACTTGCATACAAAGTTGTGTCAGTTATATTTTCATCTAAATAAGGACCATCAGTAAAATCTATATCTCCTAATGTCCAAGCTGTGTGACTTGTTCTAGTTAACTTTGCAGGAGCATGACTTAAATGTGCAAGATATAAAACATCCGCTGATTGTGAAAAGTTAATAGTTGCTAACTGAGCTAATGTATAAGTAGTCGTAACTTCTATTATTTCACCAGTAGTACCAGCACTGCCATAAGTTGTGTAAGCGGAACTATTAACACCACTTAATTGAAATGTATTTGTTGCAACACCTGCTACTGTAAACTCTCTGTTGTTAACCTGAGTCATACCAACAACACTAGTAATAAAAACTCTATCACCATTACTCATGCCATGTGAGTTGGATGTTACTACTGCTGGGTTAGCTTTTGTTATAGCACTTATAGCTGTCGTTGCCGCTGTAACTAAACCGCCATCTTTAAATATTCTAATATAATTATTTCCAAACTCTAAAACATAAGCTTGAGTATCACTAAATTCAAAGTTAATTAATCTGACTTTCCCACCATCTTTTGTGGTTCCAGCGTAATATGTTCCAGGTCTTCTTGTAATCCCACCTTGAGGAAACACAATCATATTCTCTATTTCTTTTACAGCTTCATTATACTTCTGTAAATCAATCCTACCTTCAAGTCTAGGTGATATCTCACCTGCTCTAAAATTGGTGATAATAGAAGATACTCTAGCCATATTAGAACCTTGCGTTAGTGTAAGTATCTGCCTGTAATTGCTCTGGATAACCTTCTAGTGCATCCATGCTTCTTGCTTCACTTAACCTAGCTTGATATAATCCATACATAGATTGTGCCAAAGCATTGCTGCCTGTTATAGCGTAAGCTGTTTCTGATGCAAGTTTGTGTGCAATAGTGCTACTTAACAAAGCATCATATAATTCTGTGTCGGTTACTCTGCTAATATAAATAATTGAACATGAACCTTCATTGGACAAAACTTTTCTTCCCTCAATCTTAAACATCACGTTACTGTCATATGCAGCAACATCATTATTTACGTTTGAATTCCAGAAAGACAGAACTCTCAAACAATAAGGGTCAGTAGGTAAACTGTATTGATGAGCAAATCCAAATGATGGAGGATCAGTATCTTGTGCAAGTGTAGCTCTTGTGACCGCTACATTCCATGTGTGGGTTCTAAGAACCGAATCTCTAACTGTAACAAATCGTCTGTTACAAAGTCGTGCTTCTTTTGAGTTTTCTGTTAATGCAGTAATAGTTGCTGCACCAAGTAAATCCATAGCTTCATTACAAATATCTACAACTGATGGCATATTAAACTCCTAGAGGTAAGGAGCAGAATTAACTGCTCCCTACTTATTTTGTTAGTTTACAACGTATTCTATTATGTACGCTAAAGTGCCAGCAGTTCCGCCAGTCGCAGCAAAAGTTGCTGAAACATAGAAGACACCACCTGGATCAGAAGCAACACCAGCCATCTCAAAGGTTTTTAAACCAGTAGTTTCAGGTCCAGCCGCTTCAAATCTAACGTCTGTCATTACACCAGCATCTGCAACAAGACTTGCAAAGAAATCCTCGTCTACAACAACACCTGCTGAAGTATGGAGTCCTACATTAAAAGTACATGATCCGCCTAAAGTGTCAGATCCGACTTTAAGTGAAGTAATAGTTGCGTTTGATGGAATCGCAGCAAGCATAACAATGTCATTATCTGTACTGTCACCAGCCACTAATTCCATAGTTCCTTGTGCAATTCTAACAACACCTTGGTATAATCCAGCAGAGTTAATTACTGGAGGTGTAGCTTCAAAGTTTGCTACTTGGTCTGAGTTTCTTGTAGTCATAGTCTAGCCCTCCTAAGCTGATTCATCACAGTCGATTTGCACAACCTTGGACTCTTCCATACGAGTAGCACCGACACTCATACAATAGTAAACTTGAGTAGCATAACCTTTGTCTGCTCTCTCATCTATTCTTGCATTAACATCTTTACCTACGCCTAGAGCCAATCCATCTTCTGCCCATGCAAAACATGAACGGATGTTGGAAGCAATCGATAGTCTGTTTGTTACAATAAATCTAAAGCCCATGAAAGTGTCTATGTCACCTTGAACAAGAGCTTTTACTGTGTTGAAATCAGAACTTGTTACTGAAGTAGTACCAAGCAATGCTTCAATTTGGTTAGGACCAACAGCAATATATCTAGGTATTGATGGGTCAACGTCAGCTAAATCTAAAATTTTCTTAGCTTGAATTAACTTAGCAATACTCATATCTGCACTACCA